TAACTGTGAATCAGAATTCACACTAAAATATAATGAAGAACTATGTGACGATGACCCCATATATTGTCCCTTCTGCAGCGAATATATACTCCTAGATAGTGAGAATATTCCTGAAGAAGATGATTAATGTGGTTATATAATAACATAGAATTTACAGAAGAAGATGTTGGTGAATCATTCGGTTACGTTTACGAAATCACCAACAACATCAATGGTCGCAAGTATGTGGGGAAGAAATTCTTCACACGAGCCGGCACAAAACAAATCAAAGGTAAAAAGAAAAAGGTTCGACTGTCTTCTGGATGGTCGAACTATTGGTCTTCATCTAAAGAATTACAAGAAGATGTAAAGAAACTAGGAGAGGAAAACTTCACTCGCAGGATACTATATCTTTGCAAGAGTAGGTCAGAATGTTCGTACAGAGAAACAAAGGAGATTTTCATAAAAGATGCTTTATTATCCGAAAACTACTATAACTCATGGGTTAGTTGCAAAATACACAAGGCACATGTGCTGAATAAACTATGAGACAACATAAAGAAAACTCCAACCTACCTACCAAAAGGAAGACAATGGCTCGCAAACAAACAGCAAACACAATCATTGACACTACAAAAGAAGTCCATCTACCAAAGAGTAATGGGCTGAAAGTAAGAATAGATGACCTGAAGACATTCCAACCATTAACAGACAATCAAAAACTATTCTTTGATGCATACAAACGAGGTGATTACTTCGTTGCACTACATGGTGTTGCAGGTACAGGCAAAACATTCTGTGCATTATACAAGGCAATTGAAGAAGTATTAGACAAATCAAACCCATTCAACAAAATCATTGTTGTTCGTTCAGCAGTACAATCCCGTGAGATTGGCCATCTACCAGGTGATGTGAATGAAAAGATGGAAATCTATCAACAACCATATCGCCAAATCTGTGAGACACTATTTGGGCGCCGAGATGCATGGGATAGGTTAGAAGAACAACATTTCATTGAATTCATTAGTACATCATTCATTCGTGGTATGTCATTTGATGATGCCATCATTATTGTGGATGAGATGCAAAACATGACCTTTGAAGAAATTGATACCGTTATGACACGGGTTGGTTACAGATCCAAGATTATATGGTGTGGTGACTACAGACAAACCGACCTGAATAAGAAAAAGAATGATGTATCAGGTATTCTTAAATTCTTTGATATTGCTCATCATATGAAGGCATTTACAAGAATTGAATTTACTGCCGATGATATTGTCCGTTCTTCATTAGTAAAAGACTACATCATGGCAAAGTTACAATATGAAGATAATATTTCGTAAGGTGAAATAGATGCGGTAGACTAGTAAATATCTATTGCATTGCAACATTTTTTACTATATAATAGTATAGGTGCTCAATTCGAGGCCTATACTTTTTAATCGTCTTAGGAGATAAACATGTTCGCAGTAGATACATTCATCGACACCGTTCAAGGTGCAAAAAAATACTTTGTTAATACATTCATTACTGACAAAGAAATCCAAAAACCACTTAACGCTTTTGTTGATACACAAACAGCATTTGTTAAGCAAATTGTGCAAACCAACAAAGCACTAACAGACCAAGCAACATCAACATTTGAGAAGTTTGCTAAATCAGCGAAGGCCTAATTGTATATGAGAGTTTTTTTTCAAAGTATATTGGAAGCTATAGAAGCCATTAAGAAGCATAGAAGTAGTTCCAGTCTTAAAGGTCGCTAATCCTATGGGTTCTTTCTTTACATACATAATAGTATGCAGAAAGAACCCATTTCAGTTTCCATTAGGAAAATACTACACCGAGACATTACCAAAAGTATGTGTTCATGGGAACCTATAGTCCGCAATGGATGGGTAATCAAGTTTTCAGTCTATAAGAAAAACATTCTGTTGAGCTTCACCTCGATACATACGACACAAACAGTAATTCGGTACTTTGGTGATGAAGACTTGGCCTGTGAATTTATCAATTTCATATGTCACAAGGACTCTACCCAAGATATTCCGTTCTAATCGGTATAATATCGTTTTCAACCCTGCCTAGTGCAGGGTTTTTTTATTTGCCTCACTACTACATAATATGAGATATAATGGTCGAAACATTGAAAGAATTCTATGGATATTTTAACAGTCATGGACCGTATCAAGGCTCTACAAGAGTTTGAGGTCAAAACAACCTTACCTGAAGATTTTAGATTCAACGGCCGTGTGCCTTTTGATATGCAAATCATAGATGGCGAGGCAACAATTAAGGTTCTTGCATTAACGCTTGATGAAGCAATGATGCGAGTTGATTCGTTTTTATTTGGAGCAGATGATGAGAGTAATTAAAAGTGAATGGCATCAAGTTGAGAAACGATATGCCATAGATATTGATGAGAATTTAATCAATGAAATTTACCAAGATGCAACCGTAGAAGAGGTCGAAGAAATCATTCGACAATTGCAAGAGGGTGAATTAGAAGCATCCTCGGTCATTGAAGATGCATATACAAATGATGTTACCATTGATTGGGATTGGCTAGATGAAGATGATTGGTGGACTGACCGCAAAGGCGGTTATGATGTAACCTATGACATTTCAAATGACTGATTTTATACTAGGGTTTATCATTGGTTGGTTCTTTGATGACCTTGTTACTTTATGTAAAAGGGTCTATGAAGAAGCAAAGATTGCAAAGAGGGATTGGAGAAAGAAATGACAGTTGAGCAAGCAGCAACATTTTTTGTGGCATCTATATTGACAGGTTTTGGCGCCATTATCATTGCGTTGATTATATTGACACTAAACAACCTGTTCAGTAGATTCTGGAAACCTATTAGGTGGAATGTCTATGTGCCATTTATACCTACAGAAGAACCAAGGATAGAGCCAACGGTAAAGACTGCCAATACGGAGATACAAAGTGCAAGACGATAGATTAGCCAAGATTGCATTTGAAGTGGACGATATCATTGCGGAATTGTCCGTTAAGTATAAGATTGACCCGCTGACCTTGACCTCTATTATGTTGGCTCGCCTTGTGCTGGCAAATGATTTTACAGGTTCAGGTGCTGATTTCAGACAGATTATAGCCAACATACCAGACCCAAGACTTCCATCAAATGAGGTGGTGCATTGAAACATTGGACTATCGTATATCCTGGTGATGGCGGTACGGTCGTACAAGAGACATTATCAGAGAAACAAATCCTTGACTATTACTTTCCACATTGGTGCAAAATGATGGCCGAGGCAGGTAAGAATATGCCGCCAAATATGGAACAGATGTGCCTTGATGATTGGGTCGTAACGCATTGGGCAACAGAGGAGACTGTAGATGAACAATAACTTTTGGGGTGATTCTGATGATGAACCCTTACCAGAATGGATGGACCCAAAGACGTATCAGAACCCTAAACCAAAAAGGTCTGGTCCGTCTTTGATGGAGTGCATAGAAGAGGCGATGAAAAAACCTCCTGTGCCTGTAGATATAAGTGAGCCAAAACTATGAATTATGTACCCGAATGTGATAGGTTGATTGAAGCAATGGTTGGTAAAGACCTTGTTGACAAGTGGTGGTCATCACCAAATAAGGCATTTGATGGCAGCACACCAGCAGAAGCGTTTAGTGAAGACCCCCGTGCCGTCTATGAGTATTTGATGTGGCATGCCTATGGTGCAGGAGGTTAGTATGAGTACACTATTTCTTGTGATATACAACCTAGCGATATTGTCAGGCACCGTGTACCTCATAGTACAATATGATTGGAGTGCCTGGTGGATGTTATTGGCCGTGGGTCTATTGGGAACAAGTAGGAGTAGTAATGATTCCTGATATAGTGGAAAAGTACAGGTCAAAGGTTGGAGAATCAATTGGTAAGAGAAGAATAGACCTTGAGTCCGACAATACGGATCATATGTTCATTTATTCATTATTAGGCATTCCCGAAGAAGAACACCGACTGATAGATTTATATCAAAACATTGGCCGAATAGTGTATAAACATGCAGGTTCGGTGATAGAAGATTCAGTCCGAGATTGCTTTAAAACCTCTGAGAAGATAAGAATTCCTAATACAATATCTAATAATCCCAAAACTTTTGAGATAGATTGCTTAGTAGATAATAAGGCGATAGAGATAAAATGGCGAGATTCCACTACAGACGGCGACCATATACAAAAAGAGAATAATCGTATATTATCCATTGCCGCCACGGGTAGAACTCCTGTTAGATTAATGTTCTTTGAGCCTAATAGAGACAATGCCAAGAGAATACAAAAGAAACTAAAACAATTATATGCCGACTGTAATGGAGAATACTATAGTGGCCAAAGTGCATGGGATTATGTGAGAAATGAAACGGGAATCGACCTGTATAAAGTATTAAAGAGGAGTAATATATGAAAACAACCTGTAAACCGTGTATAACTATTAGAACATTTTTCTTCCTATTAAAGAAGAACTACCAACAATTCCGTAAAGATTTAAAAGACTATTCCAAAATCAATCAAATTGCCTGTGAGATGCCAAAGTATAAGTCACCTAAGACTATAGATGAAGGCATGGAGAGATTAAAACACCTGAGAGAAGTTGCTAAGAAGAACTATAGTAAAGAAAAAGAAGAAGAACTGCTAAAGACTGTAGTGCAATAATGTGTCATAAAGTGCAATATTGTGTAGTTACCGAACTGCCATGAAACCTATGGGAAACCAGTGATTATATGGATAGATATAAGGAAAAAAACTGTAAATTCTGTGAAAAACTCCATAAGAAACGGGGTCTCTATTGCTGTCA